TGTACTTTTTCACCATATATATCTTCATCATCTTTAAGATTACCATTTACCGCTTCAGGTTCTGGTGTTGGTAATGGTTTATAGTTTGGATCTTCTACATTAAACTTTGTTATTTTTTTAAATGTTATTTGTTGTATTGCCATTATCTTGGTCTCTCTTCTATCTGTAATGAACTAAGTCTTGCTCTATGAGCAGTTGCCGTAATACTATGTTTATATCCAGGATGACCAGCAATCAATTGTGGTTCAGTTGTTCCATTTATTTCCCAATAATGGTTGTTCCAATCTACTATATCACCCATTTCAGGATAAAAATTTAATGAACCACTTGATAAATTATTTCTTTGAAAATACATCTCTATATCCTGGTTTTCATCAGCACCAAATTCATCTTGTGTTATTTCAGCCTCATTCTTTAAAATTAAACAATTAACTCTGAACCCAACCTCATAATATTTTGTTGTTGATTCACCATAAATATTTTCATTAGTATTATCAATACTAACTTTATAAATATCTACCGATTGACCTATAATTTCATCAATCAACTCTTCATTCATTGAATCAATTAAATCAATCTCTTTTTGAGGTATGAAAAATGGACTTGTTCTTGACATTTAATTATCCTATGTATATACCAAGTGGAGCTTTAGATAACACCACTTGATTAGCTTCTGCTTGTTCTTGCTCTTGTCTAGCCCGCTCACTTAATGAAACCGATTCTAAAAATTCTTTTAACTCCTCTAATAGATTTGCTTTTTCTTCTCTTCCTTCTGCCTTTAAACCTTCACCATCCAAACTAACATCACCATTTGGAAGTGGCATTGAAGCATATTTACTTCTTATAATTCCTAATAATTCTTTTGATAATGCTAAACAATATCTTCGTATCCATTGTCTGCCACCAGCATTTATTTCATTATAAGTTATAAACTGGTATGGTACATTGGATGGATCACTTACTTTATTTATTGTATGTGTTTCGGTATTTGCAGTTTTTTCACTCCGTATATAATACTGAAAATAAACTTTATCACCAACATCAGTTGATTTGGGTATTGGAAAAATTCTTAATTTATTGTTTATTAACTCAAACGAATATGCTGATTTTCTAATTTTATCACTATTTTCGATAGCATTAGCCCTTGATATGTCATGGTGGAGTGCGTTCATAGTAAATGTTACTGCAGGAGATACATTACTCATACCTATTTCATCTAACATATTCTGTGAACCAAATGAACCAGCAAATGGATCATAAAATTTTGATATTGCAGCTGGTCCATAATTAAATACTCTATGAATTTCTAATCTATCACCAGTTTTTTCTAATGATGCACCACTTTCTAAATCATAAACTTGTTGACCATCAACTAAACTAACTGAACCAGAATACATATCTGTACTACCACCTATACCTACAGCCTCACCATATTGTTCTGCTAAAGCAAATGCCATACCTAATCTTGGATGAGTTGGTTCTGTTGTACCAGCTCCCATTCTGGATGATGTACCATCATTACTATACCCAGAACCACTTACTCTATCTGTAGTACCATAGTTATCCCACAACCAATTTTTCACATTATATTGATTTATATATTGTGAATAATCAGAGGTTGCTTCTTCAAAACAGGCGTATATAGAAGAACTATTGAACTCCAATTGCATAACTGGATGTCCAAGTTTTCTTGATACATATTTTGCTACATCAACTGATTCAGATACAAAGGAGGTATCATTATCATATATAGCATAAGGCGTATCACCTTTAGCCGATGTGCTGATGGTTGGATCAGAATAAATATATTGTGATTTTGGCATGTTTAAAATTCTCCATTTAGGGTAATATTGTTCATATATAAATATCTAAATAAACAAAAAAGGGTGAGATAAATCCCACCCTTATTTACTATTTTATTGTTAGGTTTAACCGTTAGTAAAATTAACAGCAGTACCTTGAGATTCAGCCTGACAAGTAATAGTTGTATTACCATGTGGTCCGGGCTCAACTTGTGTTAAAATTACTTCACCATTAGCAGCACCGGCAGTTGCAAGTATTTTACCACCATGCCCTTCAACTGCATTAACGCACGCAATTAAAGAAGTTCGTTGACTTGCATGACCAGCAGTTAAAAGATACTGATTGGCTTCGGTGTCTTCAGACGCAGTTGCTGCATATGCTACTGATGTACCATCTGTTGAAATAATAGTAATTGTTTTAGTGACAGTTGCAGCAGTATTTGTTGGAAATGTTACTGATCCAGCCGCTACTGGATTAAATCCATCATGACTTTTTATATAGTCATACTTATTCTTTACACCAGTTTTATTATATTCTTTTGTAAGTTTATCTAGATTAGCCGGTGCATTTTCACCAGAAGCTACTTTCATATCGTTATTAGGATGTTTTCCTCTATATCCTCTTTTTGCCATTTTACTTCTCCAAAATGTTGAGTCACTACTCTCTTGGTTTTAATTTTTTTATACTGATTATGTTTAGTGACTACTCTAATCAGTTCATATATAAATATCACTACAAAAGAAAAACCCCTCAAATTAATGAAGGGTTTTTCAACGATTTAATTAAAGTTTAACTTATATTAAGTTAAGGTCCTTAATAGCAATCTTAGCATAGAACTCTGGTCTAATCATCTTCTTAGCATAACGAGTCATCACACCTTTACGTGGAGTAAAGTCAGATGGATCGTATACAAGAGGAGTCATGATCAGTGGTACATATGGAGCGTAAACAGCACCAGTTTCTAAGAAATTACTTCCTCTGAAACCGATAAGAATCTGATTTTCTGTCATATAAGGATTCTTATAAACAGTCCATCTATTCTGTATTGAACCAATACTCTGTACACCCATTGCGAAGTTTGCTTTGTTACCATCGGTATTGCTCATGTATCCTGGAAGTGATTCGAGGATTGTAGCAACCTTTGGAGATACAACAGCAAAATTAGCACCACCACGAAGTGTCAGTTTATGAATTTCATTAGATACTTTCTGTATCTTCTGAACCAATGTCTGCCACCATTCGAAACGTGTACCATAGAATGTTGTAATGTTCCAAGCACCTTCATCAGTACCTGAACCATTATAGTCTTCACCTGGAGTTACTGACCAGTAATCTTGTGTAACTGCGTCAGCAATCAACATATCAAGAATTTCTAAGTCAATTTCCATTGAGATGTATTCAGACAACATTGAAGTCAACTCAGCTTCAGCGTCTACACTATGGTAGGCGTTCAAGTCTTGAGCTAATTCAGGTGTCCATACAGCTTTCAACTTACGAGTCTTAGCAACAATTGCTTGAGATCTAAGTTGTAAATCAACTTCTGGAATTGCAAGTGAATCTTTAGTAGCATCACCACCAATATCTTCAAAGTCACCTCTATCAGCTTCAGTAGGTTGTACTGAATATGTAATACCTTCAGTTCCAGCTACTAATGCGGCGGTTTGAGCTACGGATCCTGATACAACCACTGTAAAATTACGTGTACCAGCAATAACTTTACTAAACTGTGGATACAGTTTTAAGCTAGAGTCAACAGTTGCAGCAGAACCAGACAATCCGAATGAACGAACTGCTTTAGCATCTGCGTCTGAAGGTAATAGACCTGTAAGGATACTTATACCATTTGCTGCAGTTGTGCCTATTGAAGATGAAAACTCTTGATTAAAGTTAACATCTTTATAAGAAGCAGCTGCTTCAGCAGCAACATTAAAAGTTACTAATGCATTCTGCTCTTTGATAGAATATCCATATCTACCTTCGCCATAAAGACCACCTTCACCCCAACCGTCACCTTCAACGGAGCCGGATGGTGTGTTAGGACCAGTTTTACCTTGCAGTGAATCTACACTACCACCAGGTACGGCCGCTTGAGCTGTGGATGCTTGATTTTGACCAGCACCACTTTTACCATACTTAAAGTCTAGAAAGAATACCAGACCAGAAGGTAGGTTCATTGGTTGTACTGATACAAAGTCTTGAGCTGCGATTTCACCAAAGATTCTACGAACCAATGGAAGTGCAACACCTGACCACTCTTCAGAACCGGCGTTACCACCACCGTTTCCACCATAACCACCACCAGTAATGGTAGCTTCATTAATCAACTGTTTTGCTTGATTTTCAAGCATTACAGCCATTCCGGATTTTTGGAAATCTTCATTCAGACCATCCAAAAGTCCTGTTTTTTCCCATTTACCTACAAGTTTCTTTGCTTCAGCCTGTTGGCTTTTCATCGGACTTGCACCTAATAGGGATTCGTTTATATAATCACTCATGATTATTTTCTCCTAATTTAAATTATCCGTTTATGATACCAGCAAGTTTCTTAAATCTGTTAGCAACTTGATCTTCTTCAGTAATCACCTTGCGGGATTTCTGAGAAGGTTTCGTAGATGCTACAGCAGAACTAGCTGATTCTCTAATTGGATTTCGTTTTGGAGTTGAACTATTATCAGAGAACTGTTCAGCAAGTGTAGAATAAACAAGTTTAATCTCTCTTGTTGACTGTGTTCTGTCAAATGTTTCAACCACTTTTAGTTTTTGATTGTTATCAAGCGCGAACTCCTTAAACAATTTGTTGGTAAACAACAATTTTGCATTAAGA